TGTAGAGCCTTCGGAAGTTCATCCAGAGTTACATCAACGCCCAAGATGGACAGCGTGTAGACTTCAACTGTGCTGTCGATGACTTCATCCCATACTGGTGAGCCTGGAACGCCATAGTCTGCGCGCTCTGTTTGTGCGGTAAAAGTTACTTCTATTTCTTCGCCGTAGTATGTTGCTGTGACTGTCATGTTTTCCTCCGTTAGTAATTAACTTCTAAACGCGCCGATCAGCATATGCAAGAAAAAGTTTGCATTGTGTAAAAGTTTTTTCTAGTTATGCTGTCAGTATAAAATGGAGGAAGATATGGATAAGGCTAAAGCAGTGATGCTGTTTGACGATTGGTTCAAGTCGCAGGGCATCAGGAAGAACTGGTTTGCGCAGCAGCTTGGCGTTGATAGCGCATCGATCTCGCGGTGGCTGTCTGGCAAGGTGAAGCCACACAATGCTGTTCGCAAGCGCATCGAAGAACTGACTGACGGTGCCGTGCCGATGGAGGCTTGGAAATGAAAATGCAGCCCAAGTTCTTCCGCAAGCCTTCGCGCAACAAATACGGTGCGAAGAAAACGGTTGTGGGCGACATCAAGTTTGACAGCAAGAAAGAGGCTGCGCGCTGGATGGACTTGCAGCTTCTGGAGCGTGCAGGCGAGATCAGCGATCTGAAGCGCCAAGTAAAGGTCGAATTGATGGGCCAGCACCGACCGCTTTACACGCGCACAGGGCGCAAGATGAAGCTGACGTTTGATTTCACATACATCGAAGATGAAGTTTTAATCCATGAAGACGTGAAGGGTATGCCCACACGGGATTACGAAGTGCGGGTTGCAGTGGCTCGTGCAATGGGCTTGGAGGTCAGGGAAACATGAAGCAGGACATTTTGATTTATTTGTTTGGAGTTGAGGCCGCTTCTGCTGGCGAGGTGTCGCAAGTGACGGGTCATCACCCGCGCGAGGTGCAGGATATGCTGATCCAGATGGATGACGATGGCGATGTTCTGATGAAAAACGGCATGTATCGGCTCAGTGCTGTTTCACGGCAACGCGCGGTAAAACGCTTGGACGATCGAACGATCTGATGTAAAATAAATGGACGGGGAGCGTTGGAGCGCTCAACCCGTCCTAGTAAGGCCCAGTCGCGCATATAGGCGGACGCGAGGAAGGCAGAACGCATAAGCAGGATGCGTTGGCTCAAATATACTTTGAGTTCGACGTTTCCACAACAGAAAAGGAAATGTCGATGCACAGCTTCGATCCAGAGATTGCAACGAAAGTTGGCGTCAATGCCGCTGTTCTTTATCAGAACATTGTGTGGTGGACGCAGAAGAACGCCGCGAATGGCAAACACCTGCACGATGGTCGCCATTGGACATACAACAGCATCAAAGCCTTCGATGCTCTGTTTCCATACCTGACTTCAAAGCAGATCAGAACAGCCTTAGACAAGTTGGAAGATGCTGGCCTGATATTGTCTGGCACGTTCAACAAGGCGGGTTATGATCGAACAAAATGGTATTGCCCTGTAGAGCCAATCGATTTGCCCAAAAAGGCAAATGGAACTGCCCAGAAGGGCGAACCTATACCAGTTATTAAACCAGATATTAAACCAGATACTTTATTTGGGTCAGAAGACCCAAAACCAAAAGCAAAGCGCTCTTGTTCATTGCCTGATGGTTGGGTGCCGTCAGATCGAAACATCGAAGACGCAATGAAGCGGGGCTTTTCAACGGAGGAAACAAACCATGAAGCAGAACAGTTCAGAAATTATCACCACGCCAAAGGATCAACATTCAAAGATTGGGACGCTGCTTGGCGGACATGGCTTGGAAACGCTAAGAAGTTTGCCAGATCACGTCCCACCAGAGCAAATGGAGGACATAACGCGCTCATGGCGGGATTTGCTTCATACGCCGCTGGCTTCGAAGATTGAGCGTGACGCGCTCGAAGAGGCGATGAATAAACTCTATACGCCTGCGCCTGCGAAGTGGATCACTGGACGCATTGCTTCATTGCTTGCCCAGTATTTCCAAGGCGACATTTCCGAAGGCATGATGAAGTCGATTGCAGATGATTGGTATCACGAACTGAAAGACTTCCCCGCCTGGTCGATCGCCAAAGCTGTTCGCTGGTGGATCGGGAAAGACAATCCTGATCGGCGCAAGAAGCCAATGACAGGCGACATCGCAGAGCGCGCCCAGAAAGAACTTGGCCCACTGATGGTCGCACGCGCAGCTATAAACAGCTTCGATAGAGGCCACGTTCCTCTGATTGCACCGCAGCCAAGAGAGCGGATCAGCAAAGAACGCGCTGATGAAATCATGGCTCAAGCTGGCTTCGCTGTAAAAAAGTTTGGTCAGGAATGAAAAAATAATTTGCACTTTGCCTGATCTGGGTTTAATCTGGTCAGGCAATGAACGGAGGAAAAAATGGGTTACGTTATTGGAATACCGCTATTCTTGGCATGGCTGACGCATGTCATCACCTGCTTGGCTGCTGGTGCTTGGGGATATTTGATTGCAGGGGCGCTGTTGTTCCCGATCGCAGTTATTCACGGCATCATGCTCTGGTTTGGTGCTGGAATGGTATGAAGTGCGCTGGGCTTAACGATGAAATTGTTCGCTGCATCATCAAAGACCTTTCAGAAGGCTATGGCGTGCAAGACATTGGACATCGCGGCCCAGCAACAGAAGAACAAGCGCGATACGTTGTCGAGTTCATGCGCAAGCACGGGATGATCGACAAGTTCTATCGCAAAGCAAAACGGAAGTGGAAAAGACAATGCAAGTAACAATGATTGCGGGGAACGTAGGCAAAGACGCTGTTCTGCGCCGCACACAGGGCGGTGACCCTGTTCTGGGTTTCTCAGTGGCCGTGGACAACGGCAAAGACAAGAACGGCAACAAGCGCGACAGCACATGGTATTCGTGTTCGATCTGGGGCAAGCGCGCCGAAAGCCTTGAGAACTACATCAAGAAAGGCACAAAGCTGGCGCTGACAGGTCGCGTTGGTGTCGATGTTTACGAAGGTCGCGGATCACTGACGCTGAACGTGAACGAATTGACGTTCCAGGGTGGTGGCCAGCAGGGTGAACAGCGTGGCTATGATGAACCGCCTGCAAATGATGATCTAGATGGAGAAATTCCCTTTTGAGGCCGTGGCGCGAGGGTGATCCAGTCGGGATGGGGCAGGTCTACCTTCCCGACACCAAGACCAAGCAGGCATACACGAAAGCCTGCAAGGATCAGTGGATAGAAAGCGCTGCACGGCACGTTCTGAGCCTGCCAAGTCTCGAACAGCGCCGCGCCTTCATAGCAAAGCACCCCGCACAAGAAGAACTAAAGCACAGGGTTCGAAAACTCTGGGAGGAAAAGAAATGATTACAGCAGCAACATGTTTGGCAATGGCGCTTTACTACGAAGCCCGCAGCGAAGGTCCAGATGGGATGTTGGCCGTGGCAGAAGTCATCATCAATCGCGTTCAGCATCCAGACTTCCCTGGCACTGTTTGCGATGTGGTGAAAGAAGATCGGGGGCCAGAAGCGCATGATTGCCAGTTCAGCTTTTATTGCGATGGCAGGGGCGAAAACCCGCGCGATCTGGTTGCATGGTCAACAGCGCGTGACATCGCTGACATGGCGCTTGATGGCGATGTTCTCGGTCATGGCGCAACGTATTACCACGCGACCAGCGTTCACCCGTTCTGGGCAGACATCTTCACCCCAGTCGGAAAGATCGGCGACCACATCTTCTACAGCGATGGAAAGTGCCTGTTAGCGCTGGGCTGTTCACTGCGCCCTAAAATGCGCCCAGAGGGATTAGGATCATGAGCCAGCAACAGATCAATGAATACCAAGACGCCTATCGAAAGGCATGGGATGCGCAGAACAAGATCGATGCGAAGATCAACAAGATGGTGCTTGCGCCAGGTCAGCAACCCAGTTCTCAATATGACACGGAGGCTGGCAGAAAGCATGGCAAGATGGGTGGCCGCAAAAAAGAACAAACCGTTGAGAAGCTCACAGATAGGGCCAAGGTCATCAACAACATGCTCAAGCATGGCCTCACAACAGCATCGATCGCTGGCATGTTGGAAGTTACAACGGAAACCGTCAGCAACATCGAAAAGCGCTATGGCCTACCACGCGATGAGTGAAGACTTCGACATCACGCTTGAATTTGAACGCATAACTCAAACGCTCGAAGAAATGGCGCATTTCTCAGAATTGGCCGAAGACACGCTGCGCCTTCTGATCGTCATAGCGCAAGAAAACAACAGATTAAGGGGAGAAACAGAATGACTGAAAGGACAAGACGATGATCTGCAACGGACGTAAGCTATACGACACCCGCCCACTGTCACCCATGTCAGCAATGAAGCTGCGTGAACACGGCGTCTCTTGGGGTATGTCAGAAGCAGGATATGATCTGCGCATCAAGCAATCGGTTCTGCTGCATCCGTTCAAGCGCTTCGCAATCGCCAGCACAGTCGAGCGCTTCGACATGCCACGCGATCTGGTGGCAATCGTTCATGACAAATCCACACATGCAAGGCGGGGCTTATCTGTCTTCAACACAGTGATTGAACCTGGCTGGCGTGGATGGCTGACGCTCGAACTGGTCTATCACGGGTGGAAACCGCTTCGCATCCCAGCAGGCGCAGGCATCGCACAGGCTATCTTTCACCGCATAGAAGAACCCGCATCATACGGGAACGGCAAGTATCAGGATCAAGAAGATCGACCGATTGAAGCGCGTAATTGATATAATGCCAACATTGCTTTATATTGCAGCCATGCGACCAGTCCGCTTGGCTGAGATATGAGGTGTAAAATGGCAGAGAAAAAATCAAACGCAGGAAGACCCACCAAATACAAACCCGAAATGTGCAAAAAGGTCATAGAGTTTGGCAAGCAGGGAATGAGTAAGTGCGAAATAGGTGTAAGGCTTGATATTTCTCACGATACCTTTTGCAGATGGCAGAACGAAAACACCAAATTTTCTGAAGCCGTAAAAGAAGCAATGCGTCATTCGCAGGCTTGGTGGGAAGAAAAAGGGCGAGAAGCTACATTCGGCGGTGTCGATGGTTTCAACGCAACATCATACATTTTCAACATGAAGAACCGCTTCCGTGATGAATGGAACGACACTGTGAAAGCAGAAGTCACAGGCAAAGATGGTGATGCAATAAAGCACGAAACCACGCTTGATGTTTCTGGGCTTCCAACAGACGTTCTGTCAGCAATCATGCAGGCGCGCGATGCAACTGACGCAAACTGATCTGGACAACGTAGAACGCGAACTATGCAGGCGCTCACTGGCTGAGTTTGCAAGACGCGCGTGGCACGTTCTTGAGCCAGCTTCTGATCTGAAGTGGGGCTGGGCGCTTGATGCAATCTGCGAACACCTTGAAGCGGTCACTGATGGCCGCATTACCCGCCTTCTGATGAATGTTCCCCCAGGTTCGATGAAGTCACTTCTGACTGGTGTGATCTGGCCAGCGTGGGAATGGGGACCACGCAACATGCCTGAAATGCGTTTCGTTGGAACAGCGCACGAAGAACAGTTGGCCATTCGAGACAGCCGCCGTTGCCGCGATCTAATCAAGTCTGAATGGTTTCAGAAACTCTGGCCGCTCGAACTTTCACGCGATCTGGATGGCAAGCGCGAGTTTGGAAACACACGCAAGGGCATCCGTCAGGCCCGATCGTTCACATCAATGACTGGTGTTCGCGGCGACCGCATCATCTTGGATGACCCGATCAGCGCAGACAACGCAAACTCTGAAGCAAAGCTGGAAGCTGCACGCATCGCCTTCACTGAGACACTGCCAACACGGATCAATTCCAGCAAGTCAGCAATCGTGGTCATCATGCAGCGCCTGAACGAAAAAGACGTGTCTGGTGTGATCTTGGACATGGGACTGCCATACACGCACCTTTGCATCCCCATGCGCTTTGACCCAGACAGAAGCTGTTCGACTAACATTGGTTGGTCCGATCCACGCACCGAAGAAGGCGAACTTATGTTCCCTGATCGGTTTGGCGAAGAACAGGTCGCTGAATTGGAAAAGACACTGGGCAGCTATGGCGCAGCAGGACAGCTTCAGCAGCGACCGTCACCCCGTGGTGGTGGCATCATCAAGGAAGAATGGTTCAGATACTTCACCTTGGCCCCACAGCTTGAGTTTCGGACGATCCACGCTGACACTGCGCAGAAGGCTGGTGAAAAGAACGATTACAGCGTCTTTCAATGCTGGGGTCGTTCGATCGTTGGTGAAGCTGTATTGATCGATCAGATCAGGGGTAAGTGGGAGGCGCCAGAACTGTTGGTGCAGGCGCGTGCGTTCTGGCTAAAGCACCTGCCATTGGAAACCAGCCCGCTGCGATCGATGATGGTCGAAGACAAGGTGAGTGGCACAGGCTTGATCCAGACGTTGCGAAGGGAGGGCATACCAGTGCTTCCTGTGCAACGGCACAACGACAAGATTTCGCGTGCGCACGATGCTGCACCATTCATTGAAAGCGGAAATGTTTTGCTTCCAATGGACGCGCCTTGGCTTTCTGATTTCTTGGCGGAAGTCTCTGCATTTCCTGGCGGGGCGCATGATGACCAGCTTGATCCTATGTTCGATGCGATCGCAAATGTTCAAACCGCTGTGGTCAAAAAGAAACTTAAAACGGCAAAGCCAATGCCAACTGTTAGTGTTTTTTCTCGGTGATTGTTTTTCTCTGCAAAGTATCCTATAATTCTTGCAAACTTTTTCGCGGGGCAAAGACGTGGCGAGATTAACGAAATCAGAACGATTGGCAAATGCACATCAAGAAGCCTTGATGGAATTTGACAACATCCAATCATCCATGCGGGATGAACGCCTTCAGTGCCTTGAAGATCGGCGCTTTTATTCTATTGCTGGCGCGCAGTGGGAAGGCACGCTTGGCGAGCAATTCGACAACAAGCCCAAATTCGAAGTAAACAAAATTCACCTTTCGGTCATGCGGATCATCAATGAATACCGCAACAACCGCATCACAGTCGATTTCGTAAGCAAGAACGGAGACGCTGACGATCAGATCGCAGACACCTGTGATGGCCTGTATCGCGCTGATGAAGAAGACAGCGTTGCAGACGAAGCATATGACAACGCGTTCGAAGAGGCTGTTGGTGGTGGCTTTGGTGCATGGCGCCTGCGCAATGTTTACGAAGATGAATACGATGACGAAGACGATCGCCAACGCATCCGCATCGAACCAATCTATGACGCAGACAGCACGGTTTTCTTTGATCTGAACGCCAAGCGCCAAGACAAGTCAGACGCGCGTTCGTGCTATGTGCTGACCGCGATGACATATGAAGGCTATGTTGAGCAGTGGGGCGATGACCCTGCTTCTTGGCCAAAGGAAGTCAGCGCCTCTGAGTTTGACTGGGCAACGCCAGACACGGTTTATGTGGCTGAAGTCTATAAGGTTGAAGAGCGCAGCGAAACGATCCGCGTGTTTGAAACTATCGATGGCGAAGAAGAGCGCTATTCGCAGCAGGACTTCGAAGACAACGAAGAACTTGAGGTAACGCTGGAAGCGATTGGCACGAAAGAAGTGCGTCAGAAGAAGGTCAAGCGCCGCAAGGTTCGCAAATACATCATGAGCGGTTCAGGCATCTTGGAAGATGCTGGCTACATCGCAGGGACTGAAATCCCGATCGTGCCTGTTTATGGCAAGCGCTGGTTCATCGACAACATCGAACGCTGCATGGGTCACGTTCGTCTTGCAAAGGACGCCCAGCGCCTGAAGAACATGCAGCTTTCCAAGTTGGGTGAAATCTCTGCGCTGACACCGATCGAAAAGCCGATCTTTTCGCCAGAGCAAGTCGCTGGCCACGAAATCATGTGGGCTGAAGACAACATCAAGAACTATCCGTATCTCTTGGTGAACCCCATCACAGACGCCAATGGCAACGAAAGCATCGGTGGTCCTGTTGGATACACCAAGCCGCCCCAAATCCCGCCTGCGCTTGCTGGTCTGTTGCAGATCACAGAGCAAGACATGCAGGACATTCTGGGCAAGCAGGAAGCTGGCGAAGAAATGGCGGCAAACATCAGCGGCAAGGCTGTTGAGTTGATCCAGTCGCGTTTGGATATGCAGTCTTTCATCTACATGTCGAACATGGCGAAGGCTGTGAAGCGTTCTGGTGAAATCTGGCTTTCGATGGCCAAGGAAATCTTGGTTGAGCCTGGTCGGAAGATGAAATCTTTGGGGCGCCAGAACGAGATCGAAAGCATCGAACTTGGCAAGCCAGTTCTGAACGAAGAAACAGGTGAAGTTGAATACGAAAACGATCTGTCTTCTGCGAAGCTGGATGTGGCCGTTGATGTTGGCCCGTCTTCGTCTTCGCGCCGTGCAGCAACTGTTCGTTCGCTGATGGGCATGATCCAGATCAGCCAAGACCCAGAGACGCGCACCGTTCTTACTGCGATGGCAATGATGAACATGGAAGGCGAGGGCATCAGTGATGTTCGTGGCTATTTCCGCAAGCGTCTGGTGATGATGGGTGTGATTGATCCGACAGACGAAGAAGCGGCTGAAATGATGGCGATGGCGCAGAACCAGCAGCCTGATCCACAGTCCCTGTATCTGCAAGCCGAAGCAACGAAGGCACAGGCGCAGGCGGTCAAAGCCCAGGCTGACACGGAATATACCATTGCGCGTGCAGAAGAAACGCGTGCAAAAACGATTGAGACGCTTTCATCGGTCGAGAATGACCAGCGTGAAAGCGCAGTAAAAACTGCGGAGAGCCTGCAAAATATCGTGCAGGACGCGCAAGGAATGCGGCAACCGCCCCGCCGCTAACTTGGGGTGAGAATATCACGAGGGTCACATGACTGAATTGGCAGAAAAGATCGATATAGAGGACGTAGAACTCACTGATGCAACGGAGCCAGAAGCCGTAGAAGCAGAAGAAGTTGAAGCAGAGGCTGAAGAAGCCGAAGTTGAAGCGGAAGCTGACGAAGACGGTGAAACTGAGGCCGAAGCTGAAGATGAAAGCGTTGTCGTTACGATCGCTGGGGAAACGCCGCCCCAAGAAGACGACGAAGAAAACGATCGTGCGCCTGAATGGGTGCGTGATCTTCGCAAACAGTATCGGGAAGAAAAACGCCGCAATCGTGAACTTGAAGAAAAGTTGGCAGCTGCGTCTGGTGGATCGTCTGAGGCGGTTCAGCTGGCGGAAAAGCCAACGCTCGAAAAGGCCGATTACGACACCGACCGATATGAGACGGAACTTGCTGCGTGGTATGAGCAAAAGCGAAAGTATGACGAAGTAGAAGCATCCAAGCAGGCTGAACAGCAAGCTGTTGAGCAAGAATGGAGACAGAAACTGGAAGGCTATCAGTCGGCGAAAGCTGATCTGAAAGTTCGTGATTTCGAAGACGCAGAGGACACCGTGCAAGAAACGTTGTCCACCACACAACAGGGCATGATCCTGCAAGGGGCCGAAAACCCTGCGCTGTTGGTCTATGCTCTTGGCAAGAACCCGAAGAAAGCGAAAGAACTCGCGTCTATCCAAGACCCCGTGAAGTTCGCTTTCGCCGTGGCAAAATTGGAGACCAATTTGAAAGTCACTAAGCGTAAAGCATCATCGAAACCTGAAAAGGCTCTGAGCGGCACAGCCCGCCCATCTGGATCGGTTGATAGCACCCTTGAACGGCTGCGTGCCGAAGCGGAAAGAACTGGAGATTATTCGAAGGTCTTTGCGTATAAGCGACAGAAGCGCAGTTAAACACTTATGGAGTAGAAAATGGCAAACGCATTTTCCAAAGAAGAACGCGTAGCGTTCGAAGACATTCTGGCGGGGTTCAATGACGCATTGGTCATGTCTTCGCTGGTAAACAAATACAACACCAGCGGTCAAATGATGGAGCGTTCTTCGGACACCATCTGGCGTCCAATGCCCTACATCGCCCAGTCGTATGACGGTTCGGACGCAACTTCGAACTTCGGCGACAACACCCAGCTGGCAGTTCCTGCAACCATTGGCTACCAGAAGCACAGCACTGCGCTTTTGACTGCCAAAGAACTGCGCGATCTGCTGCAAGAGAACCGTCTGGGTCAAGCTGCTGCACAGAAGTTGGCATCTGACATCAACGTTTCTGTTCTGTCTGTTGCTTCGCACCAAGCCCCGATG